CTTGACCATGGCGCGCACGTCGCGCTGCAGCGCCTCGGTGACGACCACGCCGGCGTCTGCGCTCTCGGTGGCGAGCACCATGACGCGGAACGTGCCGCGCCGGCGGTTCGGCGTTGCCTCCCACCACTCCTGGAAGCGGGCAATGAGACCGAGCGCGCCGACAGCGTCCTCGACCGCGGCGCGCGTGCCCTTGCGCCGGTGGACGGCCGGCGACGCGGCGATCACCGCGCGCTTCGTCGCCTCCGACCAGTCCGGGTTCCAGACGTCGACCGACAGCGCCCAGGCGAGATAGGGCAGCAGGTCCGCCGGGCACGTCGCCGGGTCCCAAAGCCCGGCGATGAACGCCGTCGGCGTCGCCAGCAACCGCGTGCCGTCGACATCGGCCAGCGCCCGCTCGAGCGGCGTCGCATTCGACGGCAGCAGCTCGCCGGGGCCGCGATCAGCAAGAGGATCGCTCACCGCCAGCTGTCCTCGGCGGCTTCGGTCGTGATCGTGATGGCGGTGCAGAAGCCCGCCCCCTTCGAGCCGGGGTCGACATCGGACGCCGGCGAGGTCAGCACGATCTCCTCGACGTCCGTCACCTTCAGCGCCGCGCCGATCCCGAGCCGCTGCACGATCGCCCCGACGCGCCGGCGCGCCGCCACATAGGCCTCGACGCGCGCACGCGCCTCCGCCACCAGCAGCGACGGGTCGGCGCCGGTTCGCACCTTGAGCGTCGCGGTGACCGCATAGGGAACGATGGTCGCCGGCTCGACGACAACCTTGTCGCCGATCGGCCGCACCTCGCGCCCCGACAGGTCGGCCAGCACCCTGGCGAGCAGCGGCTCGCTCGGCGCGCCGTTGCCGACGCGCGACAGCACCACCACCAGCACCTCCGGCGCCAGCACCGGCGTGGCGTCGGCATAGAGCGCGCCGTCCTCCTCGGAATAGACGGCGACGTCGAGAACGTTCCCGTCGGCCTCGAGGGCGTGGAAGATGTAGGCGCCCTCGGGCCCGGCCGTGCTCCAGGCTTCCACCGCCAGCGCCATCCGGGCGCGGAAGTCAGCGTCAGCCTCCATCACCGCCGGCTGGTTGCCGGTGGCGGGCGTCACGACGAGGCGCGAGATGCCGTAATAGGTCGCGGCGATATGGTCGAGCTGCGGACCGGTCGCCGTCACCAGCAGCACGGCGCGGACCGCGTCGTTGACGCGGGAGCGCACCATCAGCTCGTGCACGGCGCCGGTCTGCTGGTCGATCACAAGCGGATCGGATTCCAGCGTCTCGACGTCGTAGGGGAAGCCGCGCGCCTGCGCCCGCTCGACCAGCGTCGCGAGCCGCGCCGCCACCAGGGCCTCGAAGTCGAGCGCCTCGAGCGCGTCCGGCGCCGGCAGCCGCGACAGGTCCGGCGAAACGAACCGGCTCATGCGGCCATCCTTCCATCGTCGCCGATCGTCAGGCTGCGCTCCTGCCAGTCCGGCGTCGGGTCGCCGAGATGGCCGCGCGGGCGATACTCGCCGCGGATCTTGAGGGCGAGGCGGCCCGAGCGCAGGCGCTCGGCCGAGTTGCCGTCGATGACGTCGATCGAGCGCACCCTGAAGCGCGGCTCCCAGAGCTCGATCGCGGCGATCACGGCGGCGAAGAAGCGCACGATGGTCGGGCTCGTCAGCGGCTCGCCGAGCAGCTTCGGCACCTGCGAGCCGAACACCCGGCGGAACATCCGCTCGCCGATGCGCGTCGTCAGGATCACCTCGATCGACTGCGCCACGTGCGGCCAGTCGGACAGCACCGCGCCGGTGCGCCGGTCCATGCCCGTGCCGACCATCGTCTGCTGCCTTCGCGCGAGGCCGGATCAGGCCTTGCGACGCGGCGCGCGCGGCAGCGAGCCGCCCTTGCGCCCGTCGCCGTCATGGTCGAGCGGGTCGGCAACGGCGGTCACGACGTCGGCCGCGAGCGGCTCGACCAGACCGCGGCGCATCTCCCACAGCGCCTCCTTCTCGGTGAGCCGCACGGTCTCGCCCGCAAGGGGGAAGCGGCCGGCGATACGCACCGAGCCGTCCGCCGCGTCGGTGACGCGATAGGGCTTCTTCTCGACCATGGGGGCCTCCTTCAATCGCCCGGCGGCGGGCCGGACAGCGCGCCGCCCGGCTCGACCTGGGTGTGGACGTGCTCAGAGCCGATCGACACGTCGTTGTGGGTGATGTCGTCGCCCTCGATGGCGACGCCGTCGTCGGTGACGTCGAGAACCGTGCCGCCGACCGTGATCTTCAGCCCCTCGGCGGTGAGCTCGACGCGGACCGCGCCGAAGGTCAGCACGTTCTCGTCGGCGCTCTCGCTCGGGGCGGCGTTGTCGTTCGACCAGGTGAACGGCACTGCCACACCCGCCGCCATCTCGCCGCCCGGCGAGAACAGCGTCATCGTCTGCCCGACGCTCGGCAGCGCGTGCACCTTCAAGGCACCCGCCATCTGCGCCGGCCGCACCCACGGCGACAGCATCGGCTCTTCGTCGGTGCCGCCGATCTTGAGCCGCACCCGGCTCGTCTCGGCGTCGACCTCGGCCACCGTCCCGTGGCGCTGCATGTTCTCGACACGCCGCTCGAGCTCGGCGAGCCGCCCGGCGAGCCGCGCGAAGACGTGCTCGACCCCGTCCATCAGGGCGCCTCGTCGCCCGGTGCCGGCACCGGCTCATCCGTGTCCTCGTCGACCATCAGCCCGAGCGGGTCGAAGATGATCTCGTCGAGGCTGCCCATGGCGGTACCGGTCGCCGCATGGCTGCGGAACGGCGCGATGCCGATGCCTGCGGCCTCCTCGGCGGTGAGGCCGAGCGAGGCCTGCGCCGCCTGCCAGTCCGGCATCACCCCTCCGGCGATCTCCGCCTCGATCAGCTTGCCCAACCGGGCAAGGCTCGCGTCCGCCTTGGCGAGCGCCACGAAGCGCCCCCACGGCAGCTCCAGGTCGAGCGGCTCGCCGAAGCCCGGTTCGCCCAAGCACTCGCAGCGCACCACGATCTGGCGGGCCGCATAGCGCACGCCGTTCTTCACGTCGGCGCCGCGCCGGGCGGTGAACGAGAAGATCCGCGGCACCAGCGCGCGGAACACCTCCGCCCACGCCCCCGGGTCCGCCTGCAGCGCCCGCATCACCTGGTAGCCGACGAGCCCGACCGAGGCCTCGAGGCCGGCGTCGGTCTCCGGCACTTCCACCGTCTCTTCGCTCTCGCCCTCGCCGATCGTCCGCCGCACCCGCGCCGCGATGGCGATCTCGATGACGAGCTCGACCTCACGCGAGGCGCCGGCGAGGTCGCGGCCTTCGACGGTGCCGCGGTCCTCGTCGACCGACACGACGATGAGCGGCGCCCGGTCGTCCGCGCCGGTGAAGTCGAGCGGGTCGACCCGGCTGTCATAGACGCGGTTTTCCGCGAACGTGCGACCCTGCAGCGCCTTATAGGCGGCGAGCCTCACGGCCATCACCGAAAGGCTCATCGGTCAGCCCGCCAGCCGCAGCAGGCTCGACAGGTAGCTCTCCGCCGAGGGCGGGGCGGCGCGCGTGATCGACACCTCGAACTCGATCACCTTGCCGCGCCCCTTGGCGTCGAGATAGGTCGACCGTTCTTTCACCCGATCGATCACCCACCAGCCGAACGAGCGCCCGTCACCCCGCACATGGATCTGCGCCGTGCCGGACACCCGCATGGTGTGCAGATCGTCGGTCGAGCCGCCGAAGGTCTCCGGGAACAAGCGCCCCCGGATCGTGATCTGGTCGTCGCCCTCGCCGACGAACTCGCGCGGGCGCAGCGTGCCGAGCACGTCCTTTGCCACGTGATCGGCCGCCGCATCGCGATCGGTCTCGTGCATGTTCACCGGCCAGACCTCGAAGCTGACAGTGCCGAGCTGCGCGAGCATCAGGCGGTTTCCATGTCGTCGCCGAAGTGGGCGCGGAAGGCCGCCTCCGCGTCCTCGCGCAGGCGGCGGTTGAACTCGGCGAACGCCGTGCGGACGTCGCCGGCAGACTCGTGCACGGTGAGGTTCACCTGCGGCGCATAGGTGAAGCCGCCGCCCGGCACCTTTGGCCGGATCGTGCCGGACGAAGACGGCACGAACAGCTCCGGCCGCTTCTCGCCGACGATGTAGGGCCGCCCGCCCGTCACCGGACCGCCTTTCGCGCGCGCCTCCGGCAGCTCGCTCGCCCCGGAGACGCTGGGCGCCGCCTTGCCGGCACCGATGGCGCCACCGAGCCAGGCCGGCGGGCTCGGCCACTTGATGATGTTCGAGAGGTCGATACTGCCGATTGCGGCGATGATCATGCTGGGAATGCTCGCCGCCCAGGCGACGAGCTCGCCAATCTTGGCGACCATGCCGTCCCAGAGGCTCTGCACCCACTGGCTGCCGACGGTGAAGAACTCCGCCGTCGCGGCACGGGCGGCGTCGGTCACACCCGAGAAGTAGCCCGCGACGTTACTGGCGCTCCGCCCGAGCGACAGGAAGGTCTCCTGCGCGAGCCCGAAGATCGTCAGGTGCTCCGGCAGCAACGCCGTGAAGTCCTGATAGAGCCTGTAGAAGTCGCCGATCGCCGTGCCGAGGCCGTTGAAGGCGCTCGCCAGCGTGTTGATCGCCGTCGCCCACTCGGTGGCGTTCTTCGCGGCAGCGATTCCCCACTGCGCCCACTTGCCGTTGTCGGGGTCGATCTTGCCGGTCAGTGTGTCGAACGCCTGCACGAAGTCGCAGATGAACTGCACGAAACCCGGCTCGCCGTCCGGGAACGCCGCCTGCATCGACCGGTTGAACTCGCCGCTGAAGGCCTCAACCGCGACCGTGATGCCTTCCCAGTTCTCCCGGAGGAACTCGGCGGCGGCGCCGATCGCCAGCAGCGCAGCACCGATGCCGGTGCTGAGCAGCGCCAGCTTGATTCCCTTGGCGGCGACACGGGCGATCGCCGGCAGCCCTTGCAGCGCGGCAGCAACCGGTGCGGCGATCGCCGCCGCTGCCGCTGTGCCGATTCCCCGGAACGCACCGGCCAGCCCGCGCTGCGGCACCACCGAGGCGGCCGTGACGGCGGACATCCCAGCGATCATCGAGCGCGACGCCTGCGCCTGCGCCACGCGTGTCGCCGACATCCCGAGCACCATGGCGTCGGACGCCTTCTGCGACGACTTCACCGCCTTCGTCATCGACTGGTCGACGAGGCTCATTCCGGCCGCGGTGGCGGCCGTCGCCTCGGGCACCGCCTTCATTGCCTTGCTGAAGCGCCCCACCCGCGGCACCACCCGCGTCAGCGAGGCCGCGACCCGCGTCATGCCCTTCGCCAGCCCGAGGGCCGGCAGGATAGCCGTAAGCATGCCGCCGCGCAGCAGCAGGGCTGCGTAGCCGGCCCCGAGCGCGGCGATTCGCAGGCCGACGAGGCCGGTGGCAAGCGAGATCGCCCCTGCCGTCACGTCCGGAAAGTCCGTCGCCAGGCGCTCGATCGCATTCAGAATCAGCGCCAGCGCGGCGAGCGTCTGGTTGAGCCCCGGCAGCAGCGCGTTGCCGACGGCAATGCCGAGGGCCTCGACGTTGTTCTTGAAGAGCTGCAGGTTGTTCGCCGTCGTCTTGGCGCGGACCTCATATTCCTTCTGGGCCGAGCCGAGATACTTCGTCTGGTCCGCGACCAGCCCGAGCGACGCGCGCAGCAGGTCGAGGTTCGTCAAGAGCGGCCCAAGCGCGCGCGCCTCGTCGCCGAAGAGGTCGGACGACACCGCCGCCTGCATCTCCGCCGGCAGCTTACCGAGCCGCTCGATCACGTCGAGGGTCGTGCCGACGGCGTCGCGCTGCATCCGCCGCGCCACGTCCTCGGCCTCGAGGCCGAGCTGCGCGAAGGCCTCGTGCTGTCCCTTGGTCGCCGAAGCGCCCCGGGTCAGCGCCTTGCCCATGTTGCGGAAGGACGTCGCCGCGACGTTGCTCTCGGCACCAGCCGACAGCATCGCCGAGGCGAAGGCCGACACCTGCTCGGCCGTGAAACCGTATTGCTTCGCCGTCGCGCCGACCCGCTGCACCACGTCGAGGATGTCCGAGGCGCTGGAGGCCTGGCTGTTCGACAGGTGATTCATGGCGTCGGTCAGCGCCGACACCTCGGTGATGGTGAGCCCGAGGCCCGTCATCATCTTGGCGAGCGAATCGCCGGCCTGGTCGGCGGAGATGTCGAAGGCGACCCCCACCTTCGCTGCTATCTCTGTGAAGCGCAGGAGCTCGTCGCGCGGGATGCCGGCCTGGCCGGCCGAGGCGACGATCGCCGAGAGATCCTTGGCCGCCATCGGGATCCGCTTCGACATCGCGATGACGTCGGCCTGGAACTGCTTGAAGGCGGCCGGCGTGTCGAAGTCCACGACCTTTCGAACGTCGGACATCGCGCTCTCGAAGTCCATCGCCGCACTGATCGGCGCGGCGAGCGCCCGCGTCAGCACATAGGCGCCGGCGGCGGCGTCGAACATCCGCCCGCGCATGGCGTCCATGCGTTGGGTGTTGGCGTCGAGCGCCGTCCGCACATTCGCCTGCGCCGCGGCGATCGCGCCGCCGGCGCCGGCCACCGACTGACGCATCCCCCGGATCGCCCGACCCGCAGCGCTGGCGGGTCCGCTGACCTTGTCGATAAGCCGGACGATCAGGTTGGAGGTGAGGTCGGCCATCGGCGGGGTGTGCCTTCCTTGCGCTCAGAGGCTGCGAAGCTTGGCGATGCGGGCGGCTTCCGCGTGCCAGGCGTAGAGCTCGGCCGGCGCCATCTCGCGCGGGTCGCCGAGGCCGGGCAGCAGATGCGCCACGTCGGCGGCTACGCGGCGCCAGTCGTCCCGGGTGGCGTCGACGAGGGCAAAAAACCCGGCAGCTCGTCGGACAGCTTGGAGAGGTCGTCGGCGTCCATCTCGCGCACCACGCCGAGCGGCACGTCGGCGAGCGAGGCGACGAGCGCCACCATCGAAGAGAAGTCGCCGCCGCTCTTGCGCGCCATCTCCGCCGCCTCGAGGTCCCTCACCTTCGCCTTCCGCAGGGTCAGCGTGGTGTAGGTCTTTCCTTCATAGGTGACGGCTGTCGTGAGCGTGATCATCGGGCGAAGGCTCCAAAGAAAAGGGCCGCTCGATGGCGGCCCTGGAAGCGGTCGAGGGTGGGGAGCGTCAGGCCTGCGGCAGCGCCTGCGCCAACATCGTCTCCCTCATCAACCTTTGGCGAATGACGTCCTGACGGCTCCGGGCGTGCCCGGGTTCAGGAACGCATCGACGAGCAGCCAGAGAAAGCCGATCCGGATGAAGTAGCGCGCGATCTGCTTATCGGCACTTATGGCCTCCTTCATCTCAAAAACCTAAGAGCGCTAGCCGGGTATATTCTTCTTCTCAGGAACGCTAATCAGTATTCCAAAAATATAAGCTGTTCGCGCGAATGCGCAAAATGCCCAAACAAACATCGACAACCATACAGACACGACATAATACCACGGCCCAACCAGATCTTGGGCGCCTTTGTCCAGAACGATTAATGGCATAGATGAAATCGTAAGAAGGAATCCTATTAATATTGCCCGGCGGGTATAAGAGACAAACAACCTCATAGGCCTGCTGTGCCTGACATCTCCAATAAACCCGTCACCCTTCGTCCCAATAAACCCAAATATGCCGAACAGAAAGCCTGTCTGTATTGATGCCCAATCAAACACAGCTCCATACAACGAGTTAATAGATAGCTTATTGACAGAAATATACGATTCAATATTAGAGCGAAACACAATAAGAAGCAGAAGAATACCCACGCCAAGGCCAATAGGGGCGAATTTTTCTATGCATCCTTTTATTTCATTAGGCATGTATATTGTCCATCAGCGTACGGAGCTCGTTCCTCCTAAGCTCATAATTTACCTGCGGGTCCCTAGCGTGATAGTCTATCAATACTTTTTGCGACAGGATATCGTCCAGAAGATTGATATGCCCATCGTTCTCCGCATTGTCTGAAGATTTTGCTTCAAGAGAATCTAGGTCGATTTGCCCGCTGGAGAACTTGCTTCTAAGAATGGCCGCGAGAGTTTTTATTGACTCGGCCAGCACGCCCTTGCGGTGACCCATAGACATTTCGATTGTTATCCGCGGAGCATGATAAATTTCGCCTAATTTGTGGAGGGCCGATGCTGCAGCGTCAGGGCTATCCGCCAAAGATCCCAAATTTGTCGGGCTGGCAACAGTCACCGAGAACTTTTTTACATCGTTCTCCATAAACCGGGTCCACGCGTCGTCGCGTAAAACCGGGTCGAATTGATAATGAGATCCGCCCATCCGTTGGTCGACGTACTGCAGAAAGCGCCTCGGACCAACTACCCTTTGGCTGTGCTGAATGCCCAAAAGGGAATTGCGGGAGTTAAATCGGAAGACAACAGAATGCCCGAGCGGATTGGTGATTGTTAGTGCCGTCACACCGCCGTCTGATACCTCGGATGGCAGATTTATGCGCTGCAGTCTGTTGATCTCACCGCACACACAATCCTGTCCGTCGTCCTCTAGAACTTCAAGACGAACGTCGAAATCTTGTCCAAGTTTTTCCTCCCTGCTTCCGGGAGGAGAGACGCTCGCGATCCTTCGGAGAGCATCAATGAACGGTGTGCTCGTTACGTTTAGCCGACGGACCCGGAAAAACCGGAACGTTGTCGCTCTCTCCAAGGCTGCTGCGCCCCCGGCTCATTATTTAGTTGTGCCTCAAAGTTGCCACAACTCATGGCCCGGGGAAAGGCTCTTTCTGGTCGAGAAGCCTTTGGTGCGTTTCTCACATAAAGCCGCACTGATGAGACCCGGTTCCACCCCAGCACCCTCCCCCGTTGGTGTGGGGGAATGCTACTACAACGTGGGCGACAGTACAGCCGCCCCGCTCACCCCGGAATGCGCAGGATCCGGCGCTCGTCGGCATTGTCCGACTGGCCGTCGATGCGCAGGTCGGACGTGAAGAAATCCCAAAAAAACTTCTCTTCACCGTCGAAGTAAAGCTCGTAGTGCATGATCCCGTTGATCATGTATTCGTGGGTCTGCAGCTCGCCGCGCTGGAAGGCGTCGGACTCCACCTTGCCGAGCTGCCCCTCCATCACCGCCTTCGCCTCGATCGCCCGGCCGGTCTTCTTGTTCCGGATGACGCCATAGGCGGTGTAGGGCAGGCGGTTGCGCGAGCCGATGCCGAACTGCACCAGCACGTTCGGGTCCCAGCCGGCGAGGCTGAAGGTCGCCTCGAGCTTCTCGATTCCCACGTCGACCTCGACGCCGACCCGGGCGCCGCCGCCGTGGTGGTCCTGATACTTGCGCTGCAGCACCGGCAGCTTCAGCGAGCCGAGAGACAGGTGCTTGGAATCCGACGGGTTGGTGTCGCCGCAATAAAGGTTCGCGGACTCCATGATGAACAGGTTCGACATGGCTCAGCTCCGGATGGCGAAGGGCGGAAGGCGGCGCGCGCAGCGCGCCGCAGAATGGAGAGGCGGTGGCCGGTGGCCGCCACGATCAGGACGCCGGATCAGGCCGCGACCAGCTCGCTCACCTGCGTCGCGAGATCCTGCACCAGCGCGTCGAGCGCCGGCCGGTAGCGCCGGCTGTCGGCGTCGATGCGGCGCAGCGGCGGCGGCTCTTCCGCCTCGAAGAAGCAGCGGAACTTGCCGGCCCGCAGGTTCTCCGGGCTGTTCTTGTCCGCCTCGAAGCCGACCCGGTAGCCGAGGATGTGATTGTCGGCCTTGAGGTCGCGCAGCCAGAACTGCGCGGTGTTGAGCACTGCCTGGATCGTCTGGCCGTCGATGTTGTAGCGGCCGAGATAGAACCGCCAGGCGCGCAGCAGCCCGAGGTGGATGTAGTCGCGCATGCGCGTGACGCTGTAGAAGCGCCAGAGCTCGTCCTCGCCGGCATTGTCGGTGCCGATGAAGACGAAGCCACCGCTGGCAATTGCGCTCTCGACGCCCATCTCGCCGCGCACGCCGATGCCGACATTGGCCGCCAGCAGCACCTGCCCGGCCGTCGCCCCGTCGGTGAGCGAGAAGTCGACCGAGCGAGCAAAGCCGAGGATGCCCTGGATCGGCTGGTTCGCCCACGAGTGGCCGGGCACGCCCCGCTTCTCATAGTCCCGCCGCACCGCGACGCCCAGCACCCGCGGCGTCCCGGGCCGCGTCACCACGCTCTCGCCTTCCTGCACCCGAACCCAGAGGTCGATCGGAATGAGCCGGTCGCTCTGGATCGTCTCGCGCCAGTCGATGATCGCGGTGTTGTTCGTGCCGGGGCCCTCGACGACCGCGTGGGCGAGGAGCTTCGTGCACACCGCCGGCAGCGCCGCGCAGACGGCGTTGGCGAGCGATTCGATGACGGCCGTGCCGGCAGCACCCGTGCCGCTGCCGCCCGAGAAGGAGACGGACGGCGCCGAGGTGTAGCCGGAACCGGGATTAGTGATGGTGATCGACACCACCTTGCCGGCATCGCCCCCCGTGCCGAGCACCGCCGTACCGGCCGCCCCCGTGCCGCCGCCACCCGAGAAGGCGACGGTCGGCGCAGAGTTGTAGCCGGACCCCTGGTTGGTGATGGTCACCGAGTCCACCACCGTCACCCGCTGGTGGGTGAAGCCGGGCACGCCGATCAGCCGCGGGATGACGCCGAGATCCGGCCCGGCGCGCCACAGCGCATAGAGGCCGGTCTGGCTGCCTTCGCTGCCGAGAATGTTGGCGATCGTCTCCGCATCTGTGTCGCCCTCGGCGACCCGCACGATGACGACCCGCGCCGCCACCTGGAACTCGCCGAGCTGCGCGCTGATGCCGGCGAGCGCGTCCGGCAGCGTGCCCTCGTCGCCGAGCGCGGCGAGCAGGATCGCGTCGTTCGAACTCATCTCGACCGGCGTGTTGAGCGGGAACGTCTCGGCGACGGCGGCCTCGGCGGTGCCGACGAGGCCGATCACCGACATATCGGAGGCGACGACCGGCCGCGCCTCGGTGTTGTCGCGCGTGAAGGTGATGCCGAACACGGGCTCGGTCATGGAAGCCTCCTGGGGATGTCACGGAAAGGCCCGGTCGGGCCGCGTCAGATGCGGCCGAACCAGCCGCCGTTGTAGGGGTTCTGCTTCGTCATCGTGGGTGTCAGTTGGGTCGCCTGCACCTTCGGCGTCGCCGCCGTCTTCTTCCCGCCCGCCGCCGTCGAGGCGCGGTCGTCCGTTCCGGCCTCGCCGGCCGGCTGCTTCAGCGTCAGCGTCGTCGTGAAGCCGCCCGAGCGGGTGTAGCTGTGCTCCACCACGTCGATGCGGTAGGTCCCGTCGATGCCGGGCCGGGCGCCGCTGACCGCGCACTCGGCCTCGGCCTGCGCCGCCGGCTCGCCGTCGATCGTCACCGTGCCGCCGCCGCCCTCGCGCGCCGCTTGCGTGCGCCGCGATCCGGCCCGGCCTTCGGCCTCCGCCTGGCTCACCGCCGCGACCCGGTCGGTTGCGACCGCCGGCACGTCGGCGTCCTCGGCCTCGACCTCTTCGGTCTTCCACTTTGCTTCCGCCTGGTCGAACCAGCGGACCCGGAACTTCCCGTAGGACGGCCGCCCCAGCACGGGCTTGAGCGACCACGAGATGAGGTTCTCGCCCCACGCCGCGCGGATCGCCTGCAGCGGCTTGCCGCCAGCAGACTGTCCCTGCGAGCGCGGCACGAACACCGCCCGCGGCCCCATCACCTTGAAGGTGGCGTCGAGCTCGCGGGCGTGCCGCGCGCCCCAGGCGAGATAGCTCTCGCCCTGCATCCCCCACCACGGCCGCTCGATCGCAGCGAGGTCGGGATGCACCGCCACCTCCGACAGCCCGGCCGCCTGCCCCCACTCGGTGGCAACGTCGCCGAAGCTGGCATCATCCTTGTGCTTCTCGGCCTTGTCCTTCAGCGGCCCGCGCGTGTCCGCCGACTTCGCCGAGATCGACAGCATCCGCCCCTGGCCGCGGCCGCCGGTGGAGCCGATGTCGTCGACGACCCCTTCGAACATGACGAGGGCAGCACCCCCGTCCCAGCCGAGCCCGATCGAGATCGCGGCGCCGGCCTGCGGCAGCTGCAGCTCCCCGTAGGAATCCGAGACGTCCACCGTCGCCGTGTCCGAGGCGAGCCCGGCCGCGTCGCGGATCCGGATCGAGGTGACGTAGGGCGAAAGGCCCGCCGTCACATCGGCGCCGTTGACCGACACCCAGAAGATCGCGCGCCGCGCCATCGGACATCAGTCCCAGAGGCGGATCGCCCGCGCCGGGGTCGAACCCTTCACCGGCACCGGCACGTCGATCGTGACCTGCGCGCCGAGCGGCAGGAACACGCCCGCCGCCGACAGGCCGGGGTTGCCGTCGAGCGCCGCCTCGACGCGCCCCGGCACCTCCTCGCGGAAGCGCCGGAACAAAAGCAGATCGAGCGTCGTCCACTCGTCGACGACGGTCAGGATCTCGCTCGCCATTGCGGGGCCGCCTTCAGGCGCTCGGGGAATCGGCCGTGACGAACACCATCACGTCCTCGACGTGCACCGGCGCCACCCGCACCACCGTGTAGGACGGCGCGCCGGTCCGATCGGTGAGCACCACCTTGTCGCCGCGGCGCAGGCTGTAGCCGAGGCCGGCCGCCACCGCGGCCCGCAGCGTCACCGCTGCATCCGCGCCCGCCACCGTCGAGACGCCGGCATCCCGCTTCGACGCCGCGCCCGGCAGGTCGTCGACCTCGGGCGTTCGCCCGAAGCGGCCGGCCACCGTGCGCTCCGGGCGGCCGGAATCGACCGTCGCCCCGAGGTGCTGGTCGACCACCATCGGCCGGATCAGCACGCTCTCGGCGAAGGCCGTGTCGGCGGCGACACCCGCCGCCGCCGTCATCCGCGCCCGGAAACTCACGACGTCAGGACCCGGCCGATCAGCCGTAGTTGCCGGTGACGAGCTGCGCCGACACGCTGACGAGCCCGGTGGCCGGGTTCTTCACGCACAAATAAAAGCCGGTCTTGGCGCTGTCGGTGATCTCGAGAACGAAGGTGCCGGCCGCCTTGGTCTGCGCCGAGATGTGCTTCTTGGCGGTGAAGGCCGTCAGCACCGTGCCCTCGGCAGACTTGGCGGTCACGGTGCCCGAGGCGGTGACGGCGGTGAGGCCGGCACCCGTCGCCGCGTCGGACAGCCACATCTCCAGCGTCCGCACGCCGGTGAGCGCCGCCCCAGCAGCGTCGCGCGGGGTGATCGTCACGTTGGCGACGTTGGTCGCTCCGGCCGCCACCGCGAAGGTGAAGCTCGCCGGCGTACCGATCGAGGCGAGATGCCCGATCTTGACCCGGCCGACAGTGGCCGCCTCGAGGGCCGCCTCGGTGGCGACACCGATCAGCGGCAGCCCGCCGGTGCCGACCGTGGTCGCCTTTGAGGTGCCGGCGTCCCAGTAGATCGGCGCGCCCTGGGTCCACGCCTGGGAGGTCGTCTTCGGCAGGTCGAACACGTCCTCGGTCGCCACTTCCACCGGCGCGCCCGAGGCGGCGTCGGTGGCCGCGATGCCGACGAAGGAGCCGACGATCACCACGGCGCCCGACAGCAGGGCGGCCGGGGCGAGCAGCGTCAGCACCTTGCCGGGCTGGATGAAGTTCTTCATAGCCGTCACTCCGCTTGGGAGGCTGAATTGGAAAGGCCGCCCGAAGGCGGCCCGATGTCATGCGGCAAGCGCCGCCGGCGGCCGCCCTCGGCGGCCGCCGCAGTGTGAGGCCGAGGCGCTTACGACGCGGCGCCCGGATTCTTGTAGGCGCCGCGGAAGTCGGCCCAGGCGGCGCCGAAGTCGTGGCGGCACTTGATCTCCATGCCGTCGATGTCGAAGCCCTGGCGGGTCTCTGTGTAGGGACCGTCCTGCCCCTCGAGGGTCGCCACGACGATGGTATCGACCATCGCCGTGTTCGGATCGACGGCGAGATACCAGGCCGTAGCCGAACCGGAGGCGTTGATGCCGTTGTCGGCATCGACGACGCCGTTCGACAGCCGCGGCTCGACGATGAGCTGCATCCGCCGGATGCTCTCCGGCACCACGTCGGAGGTCTTCGACGGCACGAAGGAAGCCAGCATTTTCTCGCCGGTGGCCCGGAGCTCCGATGGCACCACCAGGAAGCTCGGCACCAGGTTGAGGTTGGTCTTGCCGTCGAGATCGAGCTGCTTCGACATCGCGGTCTGGCCAACCGACACCGACGGTTCGCCGAGGATGACGCCGGAGGCCGCGAGGTTCGCGTGCTTGGCGGTGTGGAAGACAGCGGTGTCGTCCTGTTTCAGCGTCGGGTTGGACAGCCACAGCCCCCAGACGATGTCGCTCTCGAGCGTCGCCACCGAGGTGCCGAACTGCTGCGGCAGGCGGGTGAAGGCGCCGAGGTCGTCGTTGATGATCACCTGGCGGGTGATGCCGACGACGATGCCGTAGGTCGAGACCTTCACCGTCTCCTTGCTCTCGACGATCGAGCCGCGCTTGTATTCGCCGTGCTCGCCGATCTTCTTGAGCTTCGGGCCGGACCCCATGCGGATGAGGTGCGCCTCGTTGAAGTCCGACAGCGTCATCCGGCGCACGATCGGGCCGAAGGTCTGCGGCGCCGCCTGATAGGCGCCTAGGAACATCTTGTTCGTCACCGCCGCCAGGATCGCCGGGAAGTCCGACGTGGTGTGCAGCGCGCGCTGCGCGATCTCGTTCGGGTTGAGGCCACGGACCGCGTCGCCGTTCCAGGCGAGCGCCTCCTCGGCCATGCGGATCAGCGTCATGCCGCGATAGGCGCGGGCCGGGTCGCTCAGCTTGAAGCGGCTGGGCGCGGCGCGGTGCAGCAGGGCGTCGATGGCCGCCTGCCGGCGGGTCTCTGTCTCGTCCTGGCCGCCCGGCAGCACGCGGGTATCGGGGCGCTCCGCCGTCCGGTCGGACTGGGCCGCGAGCTTGTCGAGCACCGCATTGCGGAACTCCTGCTCGGGGGTACCCTTCTCGATCGCCTCATCGACGAAAGCGTCCGGCATCTTGTGGGTGCGGCCGATCAGGCGGATCGCCGCCGTGCGGGCGCGCTCGGACTGCACG